GAGTAGATGGTGCTTTCTTCAACCATGTTGCGGCTGATGTTGTAGGTATCCTGCAACGCCGGGTCAATCGCTTGCCGTTGATATGGGCGCATGTCCTCGTTTGGCCCAACCGTCACCACGCCACCACGGATTGAGTAATCCACCGGCGGTGCTTGCTTGCCGTCTGCATTGGCATGGAACACGCTGATTGGACTGGTTGCCACGTTGAATGTGTTGGTAAACATGGCGGTCAATGCGCGGTTCTGTGCCTTCCACACGCCCGACTTGCTCAGGCCATAGAGGAACGGCATAACATGGTACTTGGCGTCGAAGATGTCGCTACCTTCCACCACCTTGCACGCAATGGGGATAAGGTTCAGTCCGTGCGGTTCGCACATGATGTCACCGGCGTCAAGCCAGACGGCGTGCATTTCCCAATCCCAATATTCGTTGTACTCAACCAGCTTGGTTAGCTCTACGCCACTTAGCAACCTGGCTGCCACTTCACCATGTTTGGCAATCACATCAGCGGCGGTCAATTGGCGTTGGTAATAATGCGAGTTCAGCCCGAAGTCGTCGAACAGTGGGTAACAACTGGCCGGGTTCAACACAGTCCACAATAGCGGCGTGCGCGCGTAGGCTTTCTCTGCCCGCGCCTTCTGGATCGGGTCTGTCGTAGTGGTAACAATGTCATTGGTCAACTTCACCGCAAGACTTACCATCGAGTACAGCCCGCCCGCCAGGACTACATCCTTTTCAATCGGGCGTCCGCGCACTCGTCCAGCCTGCTTCCACATGGCAGACGCTGCCTTTTCAATTGCACTCGATGCTTCCATGTTGTCCGGGTCATTCACGTCAGACGGGATGCTCCACTTGGGTTCAGTCGCGGTCAGCAAGCGAACCATGCCCAAGATTTTATTGCGCGCGTCTGGGCTAATGATCTTTACAATGTCCTCGTCCGTGGGCAGGGAGGTATCTTCGAGCGCGTACATCTTGATTACGTCCGCATACAGGGTGTCGCGGTCGCCGTACATGCTCTTGATCTTCTCGGCCTTCGCCTTGATTTCAGTAATAGTCGCTGGCATTTATCCTCTTTTCCACGGGTCGGGCTTGCGTACTGTCTGTGCGCGTGGAGCCTGGTTCATCGCTCTGACCATCAGGGCGCGGGCAATTACGGTATCATCGTGAAAGTCCTCGCCCTCTGGTGCGCCGTATTGTTTGTGTCCGCTTTTGCTTGTGCTTACTTCGTAGGCTTCGAGTTCGCCTGTCCAGTAGTCATCCGGCTGAAATTGAACCGTTCCCTTTTCCAGTTCAAGCGCAAGCTCTTGAATCAACGGCGGCTTGCTGCTGGCCGTGGTGTCGAACCCAATCAATCCCTTCACGCCCTCGCGCGCTAACTCTTGGAAGTTTGGCAACCCAATTGAGTTCAGTTCAACAAGTTCGGATGTCACTTTCCATGTGTCAATCAAGGTGCGCAACCGCGCCCGCTGAAAGTGAAAGTCGATCTGGTTGAACCGATCCCTTGCCACCTCTTGTCTGCACGTGGCACAACCCACGCTGATGGCGGTATAGTCACGCTGGCTGCCCCAATCCACGCCCGCTACCAGTACATGATCGGCGTGCTTCGCTGGCGTAGTGATTGGCGCAATCATGCAAGCTGTAAGGTTGCGGAATACTGCGCCTTCACCTTCAAGGAACTCGGCTAGAATTTCTTGCCGATACGCCTCCTCAGTCATGGTGTCGCGCAATCCGTCTAATTCTTTGCGGTCAAGGAACGGGTTGTCGTAACTGGTGCGCGTCCATGATTTCCACTCGGCGTTGTCGGGGTCGCGCCCTAACAGGTGCAACTTGTAAAATCCGTTCTTTCCGTTGGGTGTAGATAAGAACCAGGCATCACCCTTCAAGTCAATCAGCATCGGGCGAATAACCTTGTTCCAATGTTCGAGTAACTTAGGATCTTGCGCGGCTTCGTCCAGGATGACGCGCTTGTACTTATGGCCTCGTGCTGCGTCCGCGTTTTCCAGCGTCCACATATCCAGCACGCCGCCGGTAATCAATTTGATCTGCCGTTCCTGTTCGCTCTTACTGGTGGTGATGGGTTGGAGCCGGTCAACAAACCAATCCCACATTGGGGAAAGCGTCTTGTACTCAGGAGCAAACCACGCCACGGGCGCGCCTTCTTCCACCGCCGTTTCACTTACTAACGTGGTGGCAAACGAAGACTTGCCCCACCGCCGCCCGCAGTTAGGCACATTGAACCGCTTCGCTTCGCCGCGTATCTCTGCTTGCGAATCGTACAGCTCTGGAATGGTTATCTCAAAGACCTGACTTGACATGCCGAATGATTAGCTCCACCGTTGAATCGGATTTTAAGTTCATGTTCTCGTCTGGCTTTCCAACCAAGTAATTGCTCAACCAAGTGCGCGCCGCCTGATCCCCCCTCTCTGCCTGTTCTGCTGCCTTCCTAACAATCTTTACCCAACGCTCGAAGGGAACAGAAGTCATAAGCAGGTCGTAGTATTT